GATACAGGAATTGGTCAAAACATTTTTTCAAATTGGAAGGCGGGCAGGAGCAATCCAAAAGCTGACAAGTTAAAAATCCTCGCCGACTACTTCGGAGTATCTATTGAGTACTTCCTAGAGTAGTGTAACAGGAAAGGTGTTCGATAAACATGACTTTGAAGCAGAAGAGGAGGTGAAGGTAATAATGAGAATAAAAATAATTTTTCACATAACAAGGATGGACGATGTTAGTGATGTTTTGAAGAAAGCAGAAGAATTAAAGAAAGAGAACCCCCATACAGAAATTAGTATAGAGGTTCTAATATAGAAAGATTATTTCTTTCTGATTTCGATGGCTTTTAACCCAGTTGTAGAAATTGTGTAACTTGTACTAGAACTATACAGGTAAATCTCTGAGTGAATCCTAAAATGCTGAGATGCAATTTCATCGCCCGAATATGTTCTTATTCCGGATGAAGTAGGAATTTCGATTTTATCTACATTCGTGCACAAGTGATCATTTCCATCGAAATATGAAAAATAAATATCATACATATAGTAGCTACTCCCTTCTTAATACTCGGACATGCCAGTGTCCTGTATTTACAGTATAGGGGATTTCATTGGACAACGCAACAAGTACAAACAGTGTTTCATAAGCTTTAGAGAGGTGGTGTAAATGATCATAAAAAGCATTGTAGTAATTGACGGAAAAGAAGTAGAGGTTAAGGAACTGGAAGATAAAGAGGCATTTGCAGAAAGTGTTAACCAAAGGGTTCTTTTTGACAGAAACTACATAATAGAGAAAACCGCGTAAGCGGTAGAAAGGAAGGACAAGCATGGAAGAGATTAAATTACCGACAGTGCCGGAGCTGGAGCTGATCCCGATCGAGCGGAGAAATTTTCCGGAAGAGGATCACAAGCAGGAGAAAATTCAGCACAAAAGAAAAGAAAGAGACAGCGCTGCAAGAGGTCTGATCGCAGTAACGGTTGCCAGCATGATGTTAAACGCGGTGATGGCTATGATCATTTACATCTTGCAGGCAGGACCAATCTAAGGAGGTGAACAAAGAAATGGATGTAAAGGTAAAGAAAGATGCCGAAGAAGAAATGAACTGCATCTTAGATCTACTTGAAGAATGGTGTCTGAAATACGATCAGGATTATGCAAACGCGGTTGTACTTGTAAAACATGATCAGATCACATCGTGGGGAAGTATAGGCAATCACGAAGATTTTGACGTTTACAGAACAAAAGAGCGCCCATAAATGAGGCGGCAACCTCAGGACGCATAGATAAATAATCAACATTATTGTAACAGAAAGGACGAGAAAAGTGAAGAAATTTGAATTAACAAATGAATTTGTAACAAATATGTTCGGGACAAAGCTGTTCCGCATCCGTGCCCTTGTTGAGTTCGGCGATGTGGAAGCCGGAGAACTTGGCGGGTATGTGGAGAAGGAATCAAACCTTGGTCATGACGACAATGCGTGGGTGTACGACAATGCGTGGGTGTACGGAGATGCACAGGTTTCCGGAGATGCACAGGTTTCCGGCAATGCGCGGGTGTACGGCAATGCGCGGGTGTACGGAGATGCACAGGTTTCCGACAATGCGCGGGTTTCCGGCAATGCGTGGGTGTACGGAGATGCACAGGTTTCCGGAGATGCACAGGTTTCCGGCAATGCGCGGGTGTACGACAATGCGTGGGTGTACGGAGATGCACAGGTTTCCGGCAATGCGCGGGTGTACGGCAATGCGCTGGTGTGCGGCAATGCGCTGGTGTACGGCAATGCGTGGGTGTACGGCAATGCGTGGGTGTACGGCAATGCACAGGTTTCCGGCGATGCGCGGGTGTGCGGCGATGCGCGGGTGTGCGGCAATGGGGACTATGCATACGCTCACGGTTTCGGATCTGTCAACCGTACAACGACCTTCTTCCGTCTCAAAGATGGCGGCGTGGGTGTGCGGTGCGGATGCTTCTACGGGACGCTTGCACAGTTCCGGGATAAGATCCGGGAGACACACGGAGAAACAAAGAAGGCACAAGAATACCTGATGCTGGCAGACCTGATGGAACTCAGATTCGAAGAGGATGAAAACGAAGTAGGAAATAGAAAATACGTTGAGTAATGAAAGAAGATAGTGTGATGTTAAATGCGGTGATGGCTGTGATTATTTACATCCTGCAGGCAGGACCGATCTAAGGAGGTGAACAAAGAAATGAACGAAGAAATAAAGAAAGACGCCGAAGAAGAAATGAACTGCATCTTAGAACTGCTCGAAGGATGGTGCCTGAAATACGATCAGGATTATACAAACGCAGTTGTACTTACAAAAAACGATCAGATCACATCGTGGGGAAGCATAGGCAATCGCGAAGACTTTGACGTTTACAGAACAAAAAAGCGCCCATAAGAGGCGGCAACCTCTAGGACGCATAGATAAACAACCAAGATTATTGTACGGGAAAGAAAGGAATTTGTAAAGATGATTAAATGCAGTAAAGGCAATGTGGAAATAAAAGGAAATTTAATATTATTAGAAGCAGAAACAGTCATGATATTAAGAGGAATAAGAAACATCCTCGAAGAAGAGTACGGAAAAAAACACGCAGAAAAGTCAATGCAAAAAATAGTTAAAACATCCACAATGACGCAAGAAGAAATAGAAGAGGAAATAAAAAAATCAGCACAAGAAATAGCGAGAGAAGCAGCGAAACACCTCATGAAATGAAAGAAGAAGTTATTTTGTGGATCATCCGCTGGGGAGATCCGTACGCATTAGAGTGCAAGGCAATGACCAGATCGGAAGTCGAAGCGTATGCGCGCGAAAAGCAAAAAAAGCGCGGCGGTACATATGTAATCAATTAAAAAAGCGCATCACAGCAACTGATGCGCTTAAAAGATGGCGTTCCCGCCTCTTGTTAGGACAAATATATTATATCAAATAAGAGGCGGGAAGTCAAGCGATACACGCGGGGACTCCCGCTTTTAAACCTCGATAAAGATATTAAAGTTAGGACAGATAAAAGATGGCAACACGGAGAAAAACGTACAAATTACGGGGCGGAGACGTCTACGACGTAGAGGAATATCCAGACGGAAGATATGGAGCAAAAGGAAAGGCACGGCAAAAGAAAAAGAAACCGACGCCGGAACAGATGGCGGCAGTCAACCAAGCCAACCGAGCGAAGATATGCAGACGATTACTGATCGAATATTTTGATGCAGGAGACTACTTTGTAACATACACCTACAAAGTCGAGCAAAGACCGAAAGACATGACAGTGGCACTAAAAGACTTACAAAAAGCACTCCGAAAGCTCCGTCCGAAATATAAAAAGGCAAACACTCCGTTTTACTGGATCAGAAACATAGAGCGGGGCACAAAGGGTGCATGGCACATCCATCTAGTCATTAAAAAAACATCAGGGGCGGCAGAATGGATCGAAGATGCATGGGAACACGGAGCAATCTATATTACGCAGATCAAAAAAAGCCGGTTTTACGATGAGGATTTTACAAAACTGGCAAACTATATGACAAAAAACGAAAAAACAAGAGAAAAACGATCGGACGGAAGCAAAGGAAAACCGCGACTAAAAGAAGCAAGCTACAACCATGCGAAAAATATGCCGTTACCCGAACCGAAATCCCAAAAACTTGTACGCTGGCAAAAAGAAGTAAAACCCAAAAAAGGCTATTACATCGCAAACAGTTACGAGGGGATCAACCCGGCTACGGGGATGAGATACCGCAGATACACACTGATCAGAATCCACAGGAGAATTTAAAATGAAAACAGTAAATATCTACATAGAAACCACCATAAAATCCCCCATTGTAAAAGATGGGAAATACGCATCCGCCCTAGTATTTACTAGGTCAAACGGAGAAGAAGCATACCGGGTCATGAGTGGCGAAGAGTGCGAATCTACTTACAACAGATTGACGCTGATCGCAATCATAAAATCATTACAAAAATTAAAAGAGCAGTGTCATGTTGTAATTCACACTGATAACGCTTATATCAAAAATATTTCAGAACAAGGAGCGCCGGAGAAGTGGCGGCGATCCGAGTGGAAAAAAGCCACAGGCGCGGAAGTCCAAAATAAAG